ACGCACAAGGCCGTCAGCCGCGTTCAGACCGTTCTGAGCTGAAGACAGCGCAGTAGTCGTGAAAGGGTTCATGATGTAATACTTGTCGTCGCTCATAGGAACGCCGATCGAGTCCATCAATGCACCAGCGCCAGCCACATCGCCCCAAGCGTCTACGGCAGTGCCGTGAGTACCATACTTGAGTGAAGCGTTCTTGCGGATGTATGCACCAAGATCAAGCTCCATATCAGTAACGATACGGCGAGCCATTGGCTCAATGATCTGGTCGAGTTGGTCAAGCTCAAGAGCCTCTTCAACATTGCCCCATTCAGTAGCAGCAGTGAAGTAGTCCTGAACCGTACCAGTCGCCTTACCTGCAATGATGTCAGACTTCGTAGAAGAGCTGATGTCACCGCCAGAGGTGCGGATTGAGTTGTAGTCGTGAGGACGCTTGAAGTCCACGTTTGAACCCGATGCAGGGTTAAACTTGCCTGAGAGAAGCTGAGTGTTGACTGTCTTAGTCAGAACTCGGCTTGATTCAAATGCCTCAAGAAAGACGCGAGCGACTTTCCGTGTGACGTTACTATTAAGATTGTTAGCCATTTTGACCTTTCCTATTCAAATGTTGCGCCTTGTGGCCCTCTAGGTTTGGGGGCAGTTCCAGCGCCGTGTGGCTGCTCCAATGGGTCAGGAGCAGAATTTACCTTGGGTTTCAGAGCAGCAGCCTTCTGCTTGACCGTGGTGGCGATATAGACTGCGGCGGCTGCCGGAGACATACCCTGCACCTTTTCTAGTTCTAAGAGGTTCTTTGACAGGTAGGTGGTAATCAGTGGCCCTTGGTCTTCGTCAAGAATGTAGTTAGCTACGTCCTCTTGAATACCAAACTGGGCTATCGTATTACCTGCTGCCTGTAGCTCCTCTGGCTTAATCCCGAGCTTTGTGGCCCGTTGGGAATAAGACTGAACCTTCTCGGTCAGTGCTTCTTGCTGCTTTTGTTGCTGTTGAGCCTGTAGCTGTTGTCGCTGCTGATTCAACATTTGCTGTTGCTGGTCGAACGCAATAGCCTGTCTGAGTGCCTCGTCTCTGTGTGCCAGACTTCGCTTGTACTCCTCATCGGATAACGCAAACGGGTCGGGTATATCAGGGACTGTAGGTCGCCTCTGTGCAGGAATCCTAGACTGCAATTCTTCAAGCTGTTTCTTTAGGGACTCGGCTTCACGCTCCTTCTCTCGGAGCTTGTAGACCTTCTTCCCAACAGCCTCATCGAATATGCGTTGCTGCTCATCGCTGAACTTAATTTGTTTATCCTGAGTCTCCCCAGCCTCCGGTGCTGATTCGGAATCCTGTTCCTCAACAGAATCTTCAGTTTCTACTACCTCCTCTTCTGTGGTTACGTCGTCCTCAGAATCGTACTCGTAGTTATCCTCTGGTTGCAGCTCGCTCATGTGTTGCCCCTTACAGGTAAATGCCACGGAAAAGGCCGTGTGCCTATCTCCGATAATACCATATTTAGTGCTAAATCAACACTTATTGGCTAAATAGGCTATTATGTGGTCAAGTTGACCAAGGAGGACTTATGAGCGATTCATACGATTTGTTTGAGACAGACGACCCAGATCAGATGGCTGATGAGGTTATGTCTATGGTGAGAGAGATATTACTGTCAGAAGCCTACGGCGAGCGTGAGTACGTCGCCGAGCTTATGGAAGAGCTTGAGGAGAAGGTTAGGTATCTAGCGGGGGCTGATTAGATGGGCTCTTGCTCCACATCTCTGAGTGCGGAGACGGCCCCGACAGCGCCAACGCCTGTTGCTAAGGGAATCATATATGTTTTAGCAACATCGTAAGGGTCAAATATAGCTGCTACCTTACCTAAACGAGCATCATCTACAAAATACCCAGTATAATTGCTGTCAGCTATTCGTTTTTCTGAAGCAGTAGGGTCGCCTCGAACCCATAGTTTGTCGGGGTCTTTCCTAGCATCGTAAAGCAACTCAGGCTCTATCAGTACCTCGTTTTGAATAGCACCTATTCCCATCTCTCGTCTATACGGATTCTCCGATGCAGGGATACCATAATACGATCTTTTGACAAATTCGGGGTTGGAGGCGCGGTTTCTTTCGGCAATAGTTCGTCCTGACAATCCTTCGCCGTACATTTCTGGGTCAACCCGTTCGATTGGATTGTGCGATCTGTGGATGATTCGCAACTTTCCATCATCTGTGATTGCTCCTTCCAACCCTGTCTCACCACGCCGCAAAGCATCAAAAAATCTGTCTCGCTTATCGTCATTAACAATCAAGCCTTCTTCCGATGCCCACCGAGGCATAAGACCTGTTTTTTGATCTGCGAAAACAGTGTCCTCTATGCTCGCCGTTCTGTTGGCTTCGCCGGATGGTCCGTAATTTAAGAAAGAGTTTTGCCCTCTAGTCTCAGACGCTAAAGCTCTTCTAGCCAGAGGGGAATACATCCCCGCATGAGACTGATAAGCGTTTTCCTCGCCCATCGCCCTAAAGCCAACTCCTGACTTACCGTGTCCGTAAAAGTCATGAACCGCCCTAAATATGTCATTCGCCAAGGCTGGCTGACCACTAATAGTATAACCTGTTTCTGCTAGTAAGGGGTTGTTTTTTGGGTCAAAATTCGCATCTGAACCAAAACCTGACCTTGTAGGGAAAACTCCTAACCTTCTGTTTTCAGCCAAATCCATTAACGCCATATAGGGGCTATTGGCATAAGGGTCTACATCATTTATAAAATACGGCTCTATGCCTTGAGAAAGCATTTGGTCGTATTGGCCCATCGTTTCATCAATCATTTGCTGATAAGCCCTTTGAACTTCAGGATTATCAGGCGCGTGTAGCATACGGTCGTACTCCCTTGCCACTCGCTCTGCCCTTGATTGATCGACTGGCGTATATCTCTGAACACTTCTGTAAGGTACTCCAGAAAGCACAGAGTACCTCTGAGCCGCTTCTTCTACTTCTGGATTTGGGCCAAACCGAACGCGGCCAACATCAGGTATATTTGCCATCGCTGGCGCATTGGGTAGCGGGGCGTTACCTATCGCGGTAAAAGGCCCATCTATATCTCTTAATGAAGAGACAACCTTTTTTGCACCCTTAGCCGCCACATCTCCCACAACAGGAACAACGCCCATCATGTTAATGCCAGCGCCTACCAAGTCACCCTGCCCGTAAGACCTAGCCGCATCCTCTATGGCGAGTGCGTCACCGACTACTGGCGCGAAGTCTACCGCTGTCCCTATGTCACCTGCTGCGTTCAGCAAGCCCTGCCTGTAGCCGCCAGTAAGCCCTGTGGCATCCACTGCGTCACGCATAAGGTTAGATAACGCTGACCGGACAGAAGGCTCGTTACGCATAGTCTGCACTCGTGGAGCGACCTGCGTCCTACCCTGTAGCGAGTACCTGCGGGACAGTTCTTCTCTGGCTAACTCAGCGACGGTTGGCAAGGTTAATCAACTCCGCTTCGGACATCATTGGGATTTGAGACTTCATCATCTGCTCTTCCATCATGTCAGACATCTTCTTCTGGTTGTCTAACTGCTCGCCCATTGCCTGAGCGGAGGTCTTGTCAATGGTAGCGCCTGCCTGTTGGGCTTTGATCTGCGTCTCCATACGCTTAGTTTCGGCGTTGAAGGCGTCAATCTGATTGTCAGCCTGATCGCCCACTGTTTGAGACTGGAGCTTCTGAGCTTCGATCTGTAGCTTCATCTGCTCGTTCTGGAGCTTGGCTTGTTCTATCTGAGCCCGCATCATCTCGGCTTGGGCTTTCATCTGCTCGGCCTGTGCTAGCACCATTGCAGGGTCAGGTTGTTGCTGGCCTTGCATCTGCTGCTGCGCTGCCATCAGTTCTTCTTCGGTCATTTGAGACTGAGGAATCATTCCGGCTTGTATCATCTGTGCGCGCTTTCTCTCAGCGATCTGTGTTGCCGCAGGGGTATTGATGTTCTGCATCAACAAGTCACCAGCGATCTGCATCAGAGACGGGTCTACCTGAGCCAGTTGAGTAATCGCCTCAATCGTTTCCTGTTGGCGGTTCTGGAAGCTCGGACCTGCCTTACACACCACATCATAAACACCGACTGACAGATCATTCACCACCACAATCTCGCCTGTGGCGTTGTCTATGACTTGTTGGTTGATGTCAGCCATATCATAGGAATCGTCCTCCCTTAGAACGCGGATGGTCCTAGTGGTGTCGTAGACCTTGGGGATAGCGTCCTTAATGAGCTGGCCCGTTGCTGCAATAGCAATCTCCATAGCTCGTGTGTACTGGTAGGTAGCGTTGTCGCCCTTGTTCTGGAGCTGACGTATCGCTACACCTGACTGAGCGTTGGGGTTGTCACCCATATTCGCTGCGAACATCCCAGACGTTGCGTTCATCATGCCCTGCATAGCCTGAGCCACTGTCCTCAGACCAGCGTTGATAGCTGCGCCACCGTTCTGCTGTGGGGCTTGAGGAAACTCAGGGTCAGGGTTAAAGAGCTGCATTGGGTCGCTGTTGGTGTTCAGCGTGGCTAACGTGTCTTCATGACCCGCTGCCTGAGTAGGAGTCATCCAATACTTAGCCCGTGGAGCTAGCGCGCCTTCCTCAATCTCTCGTGACATCGCGTAGTTCATAACGCGCTGCGGGTCTAATAGCTTCTCCACTACACCCCAGTAGATAGTCTTGTTTTCAAATATCTTGAAGTTGCCGTATACCGGAACAACAGGAATGCGGTTAAAGACTGTCTCTTTGTCATCCTCCAACCAGTCCTTACCATCGAAGTACCTTGAGCAGACCTTGTGCATCTTGCGCTTGCGCCTGCGGACCTCTGTGACACCTATAGCCTCCAGATCGTCTTTGACCTTCTCAAAGTCCTCATTGACCTCATGAGTCTGACCGTTGCTCATCATGACGAGCTCGCGGTCCTCTGACTCCATATACAGGAACTCACCCACAACAATGACCTCAGCCTTGTCGTAGTAAGCATCACCCTCACGGTCGTCTGTGACTGACTCCTCTGAGCCTTCAGGCCAGCGACTCTGGTACTCGTCTATTGCCATCGGATGTAAGACAAACGCATACCTTGAGTCAGACTTGTCCTGCTTCTCTGCCGCAGGGTCAAACCACACCCTATCCAAAGGGTTGGCGATCTTCTCAATCATTATGTCTTGGTCGAATGAGTTGTCGTCTGCGAACTTAGAACAGACCCTCCACGCATCAAACCCGCCAGTCACCATACCTCTACAGGCTTGGGCGTAGATTTGTTTGGCATTGGAGATATTCTCAATGTTGCGGATTATCCCGTCATAGGTAGAGGCCACGCTTTTCGTAGCGTTACCACCAGCAGGAGAGACTCGGATATCAAAGTCTGCCTGTTCAATCTCTGAGGCGACCTGAGAGACGATAGGGTTGACCTGATCGAACGTGTAGCGTGGCTTGTTCTGGTTGGCGTTCCACCAGTAGGGCTCCCACTGACCATCCCGCTTATCAAGAAACAAATGAGCCTCACGGGCCTGCTCGCGGTTGTCGTGGTCGGCCTGTTGGCAGGAGGAGAGAAGGTTGATGACGCTTTGATGGTCCTCATACTTATCTTTGTAGGACAAGTCATCCTCGGTGTATTCCGCTGACTCTTCCTTCTCTTCCATTCCGTTATCGTATTTCATAGTCTAGCCCCAGCCAGAGAAATTGATTTTGACAGCCGCTTTCTGGACTGCCTTTGGTGAAAACATCGCCATCATCAGCGAGTCTCCCATATTCGGTGACGGTAATTCATACGGCTTCTTCGCCATATCAATCTTTGACATTATCTGGATTTTACCATTATTTGAGCGTTTTTGCGGTATTCTGCAAACTTCGCTTCTTAACTGGTCTAGCGTCTCTATTTCACTGCTGAGAGAGATTAACTCGTCAGGGTTTACATACTCCCCTTTAACTACTGCTCGGTAGGTAGCTTCAAACCTATCTCTTAGCTTCCACCAGTATTGCGCCCGCTTGTTGAAGAAGGTGTCTTTGTTGGTCTTGGAGTCCTTGCCACTATAAGGAACTACCGCATCATCAGGAGTCTCTGAGCCTCGGAACTGGTGCTTCTGCATCGCAGTAGACTCTAGCTCTTGGTCTACCTGACGCTTGAGGGAGATACCCAGACCATCGCAGTCCCACACAAACCAATCTGCCTGTGCGTCTCGGGCCTTCTTCAGCGCCCAGTCCATACCCTCATTAGAATCACCTGTTACCTTCTCACACACATCCAGTACAACCGAACCCTTACGCAAGCAGAAGCCCTTGCTGTCTCCACCCTCATCAGACGGGTCGTGCGAAGCTATCAATGCACCAGAAGGCTCAAAGCCTAGCTTCTTATGGGCGTCTATCGCTGCGTCATACCACTCTGTTGGGATGATGTTATCTTCCACTGAGTCGTAGTATTCGCCTTCCCAGATATGCTGGAAGAGGGCAGGTGACATCACCTCTTTGTCGTGTGCCATCTCCTGCTTCAAGACATCAGGCGCGAGAGGGTTGTCTGTGATATTGATTATCACAATCAGGTGTAAGTCGTCCTCGTAGTATCCGTCACGCCTTAACTGCTTTTCAAAGGGCTTGATGAACCTTTGGGAGAAGGCATCCACACTTGATCTGGGGTTGGCTGAAAACCATATCTCCGAGCCTTCCTCACGCAGTGTAGGCGTTAGAGCTTTGAGGGAGTTGAATGAGATGGTCTGAGCTTCTTCAACCCAGAACCGTTGGAAGCCGTGCATTGACTTCACGCCCTCTGGGTTTCTTGCCAGACCACGGAACTTAAACACGGGGTCTTCATTGAAAAGGATTTGGTTGTTCTGCACCTCAAAGCCTTGGAGGTTGAGGCGGTCTATCTCTGACTTAAGAAGGGCGTGTACTGAGTCGTCTATGGAGTTCTGAAACTCACGGAAGCAGGCAGTCTTAATCCCCTTGGTCTGTGCGTCCATCAGGCATAGATCGGCAAAGCTCATTGACTTGCCTGAGCCTCGGCCTCCTATGGCGACCTTGAAGCGTTTGGGAGTGTCTATAAACCTCCGCAGCTTCTTAGGGATTTGCATCTGGGGCATTATTCGTAGGTGGCCTTCTTACGCTTCGCCTTTGACATAGCAATGGCTACTGCTTGCTTCTGCGGCTTTCCCGCTGCCATCTCTGTCTTGATGTTCTGGCTTATCACCTTCTGGCTCTTTCCCTTCTTTAGCGGCATTGAATATCCTCTCGTAATTGTCTTGATACTTGCTGACGCTGTACTTTCTGGGGCGCGAACCCTTGCCACCTTCCCACGGGCCAGTGCTCATAATGCCTTCTCCAAAAGAGACTTTATCTCATCTAGCTGTGACTCTAAGTCATCTACACGGTTTAGCAGTTTACAAATCATAGCCTCATCAGCATCAAGCTCAAAGCGAGTGCTGCTTTCTAAGCTACTCAGTCTTGCTTCTAGGTCGGTATCTGCGCTCATTCGACCACCTCTATCTTCCACAGATGATCCATTTCAATAGGCTCGCCATCACGCCCTGAGACTTCTGTGCGCTTGGTTTCAGTCCATCCTGCCTGATGGGATAGCCAGAACTTAGCCGCATTCACATCGCCGTCTAAGCCCTTCATTTGCAACGAACCTGCCATCTGAGCAATGGCTAGAGCCTTGCCCTTCCTGTAGGCTTCAAGAAGTTCTGGCTGCCTTTCCATCGCTCGAGTTAAGGTATTGAAACTACAGCCCAAATAATCAGCGAGCTGTTGCTTAGTTAGAGAGGGGGCTAGATTCTTACAATCTGCTATTTCCTCTTCTGTGAATACTCTTGGCGGCCTGTGAGGAGGGTTACTCACTGCTTGAACTCCTGAAACTGATCTAATGGGATATGACACACTGGCTCTTGGTCTTGCCAGTCTCTCATGTCGTTTCTCCCGCCAAATCCAAGGGTAAAGTCGGCTTCAGTTAAATTGGTAAACCTCATTGCGTCTTCCCATTCAACCACTAAAAACACAGGCAACCCCGTGTCTTGCTCTAGCCTCTTCGCCCCTTGTACCTTGGCAAGCGATAGCATTAACGTAGGGTATTGTAACATATCATTGTTTCGGCATCTTAGCTCTACCCAAGCTAATGGTGTGTCACCGCGCATTGCCAAGCAGTCTACATGATATTTGATGGATACCTTTTGCAGAGTGCATTTCCATTTCCCTGCAACAATCTCACCAAGCGCCTGCTCTTTAGCTTTGGTGGCATCATTCTCATACAGCGGCCTACCCAAAGCGATCTTCCCCACGGTTGTTCTTCACGGTGAAGTCCCTGCGGACATTATCTATGTAGCCAGTAGAAAAGGTCTGGGGAGGGATGACTTTGATCTTCCCGCCCTTGGCTAGAAACTCTTCTGTGTGGCGCGCTATGGCCTCGCTGATGTGACTGGTGTCTTTCATAGTGCTATTTCCATATTGAAGGTAATCGGCAGGTTCAGCTTTCTTCTTTGTTCCCTACGAGCTAATGACTGCCGGATTTCCTTGTAGTCATTATAACTGATTGTTTTGCCTTGTTTAAGTGTTTCGTGCGCCATTAAGATCATTGTGTCATCCCAATCGGCTTTCTTGTTGAGCAGCCAGTGCTTGTCTTCCTCACGCTTAAAGGGCTTATCAAACAGCACATCAGGCTTTAGACCTATGGCTTGTACGATTTCTGGGCCTTTAGCTCCACAGGCGTGGCAGAACATCAACACCTTATCATCGGCCTCTTTGATGCTCATTGAGGGGTTGTTGTCCCCGTGTACCGGACAGCAGGCTATGTAGCCCTGCCCTTGTTTCCTGACTTTATCTAAGCTACCAAGAATACATTCTAGGTTTTTCATTACCCATTCTCCTTTTTATATTTATGTGTGCGATAAAATTCAACACTTCTTTAGTCACGGTCTTAGGGGTTCTATCAACGCCTTGCGGCCAAACGCCAAACTTCTGGCGGTAATAGTGACTAGCCCAGCCATCTTTGTAGCCTTTTTCTTTTGCGTACTGCACAAACTGACCCATCCACTCAGACTTATCCGCTACCTTGAAGTCTTTACTCACCTTCTTGAGCATAGTCCCGTCATCTTTGAATACAGGGTCGTTACTAGAAATGGTATACCCACAAGCGCATTTGCGACCTTGGAACGCAGCGGAGCAGACAGGACAGTCACGGGTCAGCTTCTCCCGCTCGTCCTTCTTGGTCTGGTTCTTTTCTTTAAAGGTCTGAGTACCGTCATCTAACTTATGAGGGACTATATCCTCTGGGAAGCCGTGGACTTTTAGATTACCTGCGTGGTCAAGGTAGGTCGCCTTCTCTTTACCTTCAGCGATTCGCCAGATTCTTCCTGCTCGTTGTACAAAGGCTATCGGACTCTTAGTGCTGAAACAGTCTATGAGTATCTCCACTGAGGGGTCGTCATATCCAACCCCCAAGAGCCGACTGCAACATAAGACTTTACACCGTCCTGCCCTGTGGTCGTCATAGATATACTTCCGCTCCTCGTCACTCATATACCCATCTATATGAAGTGCTGGGATGCCCGCAGCGTTAAACCTTTCCACCATAGACTTGGAGTGCGCCACTGACGGACTAAAAGCTATAGCCTTCCTCTGGAGGTCGTTTGAGTGTTTTCGGTAATTCTCGACCACATCACCGTTGAAGGTCTCGCTATCAATCATCGCCCTACCCAACGCCTCAGGATCAAAATCTGAGCCACCCGTAGACAAGGCTTTGGTCTTGATGCCTTTGCGGTCAATGGTCTTACCAACGTAGTAATCAGTAGGACACAGCCAGCCTTTGTCTAATAGCTGTCTGGTGGTAGTGGTGACTATCAGGTCATCCCAGTGCTTTCCTAGCCCTTTGGAGAAAGGTGTAGCACTAAGCCCTATAAACGGCACGTTGTTGTACCGCTGCATGAAACCCTCTACCAGACCTTTGTACATCGTGTGGCATTCATCCACTATCGCCAGATCAAAGGCGAAGTGCTTGCGGCGTACCGCTGTCTGGATAGAGGCTATTTGAATTAGCTTGTTAGGGTCATACCTTGGGTCGTCACCTTGTAGGACTGAGTAATCAGCCCCGAGGCGGTCAAAGGTATCTGTGGTCTGGCTGACCAGCTTAACTCTGTCGCAGAAGAACACACTTCTAATACCCTTACGGGCTGCGTTCATCATGATATGGGCTGCGATCATCGTCTTACCCATTGAACACGGAGCAGCCAGTAGAGGGCGCATCTTCTGCTGACGGAGAGACTGCCGTAGGGCTTCTACGGCTTCCTCCTGATGTGGTCTAAGCTCTACCACAACAACCCCCTGTTGGCTTCCAAAGCTCTTGGCTCTTCTTAATGATCGGGACGCAAGAGTCACAGAACAGATGCTCTTTCAAAGCTCGCATCCACTCACCACAGAGGTCGCAACGCTTGCCGTTCTTTAGCTTTGCCATTAGACCTCCGTTACCGCTATCTGCTCTTCCAGAGTGTCTTTAGCGATTTGCTCGGCTTCGCTCTGGAGCATAGTTTTCTTGGAAGAGTCCCAGAGACGCTGCTGGATTTGAGCTGACTCAGCGACTATATGATCTTCTATGTACCATTCTCGGTACTGTTCAATGGCCTTCTTGTCTAAGGCGCAATATCCAAACTTCTGACCGTTACGAGTTAAGCTCCACATTAGAACATCTCCCTGCTGACGCCGTTGTATTCATACATATCCAGCACAGGCACATCATGCAGGTCTGTGTAGCGATTCCAGATACGAGTATCCAGATGGTCGAGGATTTCACGCTTGGCGTGTTGGTAGTAACTGTCGTACTTTAGGAAGAAGTCATCATGACTCATTTGACCTGCGAAGGCTTTGCACATATCAGCCTTCATCTGTTCCCAATCAGACAGAGGAGAGTCGTTAAACATCCACTCCTCAATGCAGTCACCGTCTTCAGCAAAGGCGATAACAATGTTGTCAGCAGCCTTATCGGTTGGGTCTACGCAGCGGTTAGGTGCGTCTACGAGGTCTTCAAGGTTCGCGTCTATCGCTATATGTAAGTTATCCATATTATTCTCCACAGGTAACATCAAGGTTTTTATAGTTAGGCCAGCCGTAATCCATCTCCGTGGCTCGACCGAGACAGACCATCTCGGTGTACAGGTTGGCTTCCATTTCTTCAACAACACGCTCAGGCGGAAGAACTGAGTAGCCGAATACGATTAGTGCGATTAACAGTGCGATTAAGGCTTTCATGTATATTCCCCGATAACTGAGCGTAAATTTAACGCTAACAAATACTGCTTACTTGGTTAAACAAAAACGATTGGCAATAACTTCTTCGTAAAGCTCTGAACTAGCCTGATTTAAAACAAAGCACGGATTTTGCTCAGAGTCTTTACCCTGCTTGATTGCTTTTGCTTCTTTATGGTCAAGCAAGATGCAAGATATGCCGGACTCTGTGTACTTGAAGTTGAATGTATATCGCATTTTGTTTTCCTTCATTTGGTGGCTGTTGGGAGAATAATGCCTAAACCAACCACGGAAGTAAACAACTATAGTTTACCTTTATCATGAATTGTTTCCACGAAAGCCTCTCTGCCAATCGCTTTTTCCACTTTATGGCATGAGAAGCAGTTCCAACAAACCCTGAAAGGAACATAGGTATCATCGGTAGATCGGTGGTTGTGGCCTATGATTTGTACCATTGTTCCACCGCATTGGCAGGGCTTGCTTGTTAGGTCAACTGTTTGATTTTCTTGCACTTTTTTCTTGCCTCACGAATTTTAGGCGCAATCGCCCTTTTTCCCCCGCAAATGCCCCAGAGCCTTATACACCCTGACACTAACGCCCGCCGAAGCGGAAGCCCGTAGGCTTGGTACTCAATATAACGCCCACCCGAGTGAGTCGCTTCCCCCTGACTTGACGCTTCACAGCGTGGAACAGTCAGCCACTGTTGTATAAGTATCTCACCAAGGTTCGTGGCACAATCTTTCGACTTTGCGGTTGCCTGTTGTCAAGGGCGCAGACAGAGCAGGACATAAGGTTTGGCTTGACCTCCCATTTCTGGGGCTGATTTCAGGCGTCAGCTTGCCATAAGCCAGAGTACGTCAGGCTTTTCCACACGGTCGGAGGGGGACTAAATATAGGGAAGGAAGGGTGTGACAGGCACAAGATGTTGTGTATACTTGGTCTGTCGGGTTTCTTACTTTCCAGTCATTAGTCGGAATTTAGGGATTCAGCAACCCACCGACGTCTTCGATGTTATTCTCCTTTAGAAGAAATTGCAAGCCTCTACACGTTGTGAAACGTCAAGGGGCTTTTTTTCTTGACCTCAGAATAGAAACCATTAAAATGGTAATTGCTTTTCGGTATGGACGGTCTTTAGAACTTTGGTTTTTAAAAGCCTTGGTTCCGACGACTTTGGTAATGCGGCTGGCGTTGAAGACAGATCGATCTATCTTCACTACGTTATTGTCGAATTTGTCGCTCAAACCGTTGATTAGTAAGCGGAGTAAAAACTTCGATTGATCATCGTTTCCCAGCGCGTTCAGTCGATAGTAGAGATGGCAACCATTGCCTGACATGATGCGGAGGGGTTCTGACCAGCCCTTTTAGTAAAAACTAGAAAGCCCCTTAATTGGGGCTTTTTTGTGCGCGTCATAAATCCCGCTATCGGAACTCCGACACCTACCATCGTAATTCCAATTGACACTACGACAATTTCAGCTGAAAAAAGCCCCGAATTGTCGTTGTCTTTGTGGGAAAGCACGATTGTCAATAAAAACAGTTGACCACTGTCTACACTGGCAGTAGACTGACTGGGCATTATCTAAAGGAGATTAAAATGCAAACATCAGAAAACCTAAACGAACTGGCTACTGCGCTTGCTAAGGCACAGGGTCAAATGGGAGGCGCAGTCAAAGGCGCTGACAACCCTTTCTTTAAATCTAAGTACGCCGATCTTGGTTCAGTAATAGCCGCAGCAAAAGAGCCTCTGGCTGAGAATGGCTTGTCTTATGTGCAATTCCCTTTCTCTTATAACGGTGAGGTCGGAGTCACTACCAGACTCATGCACTCCTCTGGGCAATGGATGGAGTCTAGTTTCTCTATACCTGCCCCGAAGACAGATGCCCACACTTACGGCGGGTTGGTGACGTACTGCCGTAGATTCAGCCTGCAAAGCGCACTGGGTATTCCTGCCGAAGATGACGATGGGAATTCTGTCACTCAGGCTGCCAAGTCTGTTGTCTCACAAGAGCAAGTCCATTCTGTCAGGGCTATGCTTGAACTCACGAACACCGAAGAGTCTAAGTTCTTAAAGGCTTATAACGCCTCTGCCGTAGAGCAGATGACCTCTGACCAGTTCAAACACGCCATTCCTTTGCTTGAGAAGAAACGCCTCAAGATGCAGGAGGCTTCATGATTAAATTTATAGACTGTCCTCAAGGTTCAGACGAATGGCTTCAGGCCCGTTGTGGAGTGGTGTCTGCTAGCAACTTCTCTAAGGTCTTTACTACTGCGGGTAAGCTCAGTGCTACCCGCGACACCCTGATTAACCAGTTGATCGCTGAGAATCTCATAGGAGCTCCTACAGAGATGTTTAAGTCTGA